GCTGAGCGGTTGAACCAGTTTGCTTAGAAATTTGTTGGAGTTCTTGCTTAGTTACTCCACCGGAAGCTACTTCTTTAATAGCCTTTTTTACTTCAGCTTTTTGTTTCTTAGGAGCCATTGTTCTCTTCGTTAAGTCGGTGTTGAATCCACTCGACAACAGAACGTTGACCCGAGCGGTACATTATGAGATTAGTTGGATCATCCGGGTGGGGATTAAGTGGTGGGAAATTCTCTTCCAATTGCTGGAGAAGAACATTAAGTTGAAGTCCGGAGACCTCAAGCATATTGAGGGAGATTGGGGTTTGCATGTTCAAAGAACGCTGGCATTCGTGCTCGACGTGTGTCAGAAAGCTCAGGTGCTTTTCCTTGATACATCAAGCTATCGCTGGAATCCAGCCAAAATTTTTTATCCAAATATTTATTGGAGGTACTTCTACCTAGGGGTTCAATTACCCAATTAATGGTTGCCTTCCTGAGCTTATCGAGAGAAGGACTCCAAGAGAGACCAAGCTCAGTACATACCAAGCTATTCGTTGCCACATGTACTTGCTCATCACGACTAATGTCTGCACTTACTGTTCTGAGACCAGCATCACCGTTAAATCTGAAGAATGGGAGGAGCACAAAGAAAATAGCACGCTCGGCAACAAGTGCCTTGAGGAGCGTGTGATCTGGATGAGCAATCCAGGCGTCACGTAGTTTCTTGGCTTCGGCTTCAGCTTTTTCATCAACGCCGATAGCGTTGGCGATGTAACCGAGAGCAAGGTCGTGGTTTTCTTCGTCCTTGATATTGGACAAAAGGAGATTCCTTGCCACTTCCGGAACTTCATTTTTGAGAGCATCTTTGATAAAGTCACCAACAGGCAATTCCATATGACGAATAGCCAAGGCGCGGTAGATTGTCTCCTCCGCACCATCAGCTAGTTTACCAGCCGTAGTCTGTACTGGTGACCATTTACGTTTACGATTTAATAGTTTTTGATAGGGGTTCATTCGCCGCAATTACAATCAGGAGCAGGATCATTTAGAAGAGACTCCAGGTATGCGTCAACGTCACCTTCATCTAATGCGGCGTAGGCATCAGACTTATCTTGAACGTCGCTCATCACCTGAAGCGAATAGTAAAGAGAAGTCTGTGGACTTGCCAACCAATCTTCGATGAATTGCTCATCATAGGTAACCACATCTGACCATGAGTTGAATGAATAACCATGCAACAGTCCGGTCTTATCTAGCAGGGTAACAATACCATCACACACTGCTTTGTAATCATCCCAGCCAACTTCTGACGCGATCTCTACAGGACCATAGTCAAAGCTCTGGACGCCAAATGTACCGCTGTCACGGTCCACCTGACGGGCAATGGGAGGGGCGATCTCAGGACAGGTGGTGTACCCATCGAGATCGGTGTAGCGGTAGCTGCAGGACGCTGTGGGGGCAATAGCAAAGGCTCGATCCATGTTATTGAATCGTGCTACCTGAGCAGCAGCGAGGATGCCTGCACGAATCTCTGAGGCAAGGATGTGTGCAGGAGTTTGAGCAGTCTGACCTGAGATCAGATCCTTGAGTGCAACACCAAACTCTTTATACGTTACTCCGTTACGTCGGAGGAGGTTTGCGAGACCCAGCAATCCGAGACCGACTTGGCGATCTGTCTCTGAAGGGAGGTATTCTCCGCTAGATCCAACATCTGTCTTTCCGTGAAGACTGCACAGTTCGGACATTCCGTGAACAAACGCACCTTGAATGTCATCGAGTTCACATTGGCCGAGGTTAACATGTTGAAGTAGACAGGTACCTCGTGAGGGCAGATAGACCTCCAAGCAAACGTTACCCCGGATTCGATTTCCATTTTTGTCAACCTTGGTTTTGTTGAGCCAGATGTCTCCTTTCTTGATTCCTTCAAGGAGGGCTTCTTTTACTTGTCTGGTGGCTGCATCCCACCATAGTTGGTTAATGTTGACGCAACGCTTAACCCAAGGTAGCTCAGCCCGACTAGCAGTGATAAACTCAAGCACATCAGGATGACTAAGATCAAGGTGACATACAACAGCTCCATTCTTATACACTCCACCTCTACGGAGGATCTCATTCAGAGTTGAGTAGATCTTTGCAAAGGATACTGGGCCAGAAGCCACAAGTCCCTTGCCATTTTCAGCGCCTTTTTGTCGGAGCTTGGATAGATGGACAGCCACGCCAGCTCCGTAGCGGAGAGCGTGGGAAACAAAACGCCACGAGGCTTCGATTCCATTTGGACCTTCCATTGTGTCTTCAACAACGAAGACGGTACACGATACAGGTAACCGAGAGGTAGGATCATCAATCCACGATTGCACTCGACCAGTGCGAGCAATAAGTTCTTTCGGTGGTTTAGACATGATTACACAAGATCAGTAAGGTTAGGGGGTTGATAATTTGGTCCCTTCAAGACCTTGCCATCTTCACGGTAGATAGGTTTACCGTTCTCACCAAGCTTAGATAGGTTACTCTTGTGTACACGGTCTAGTGCTTCATCGAGATCCCAACCAAGGTTAGCAGCATATTGATAGCAAACATAAACAAGATCAGCTAGTTCTTTTAGGCAGTCTGCTGCATTAATAGTCAGACCCATGATCAGCTGATTCTCTGCATCTAGAAACTCTTTGAACTCTTCAACGATCAAACGCCTCTGCATAGTCCGTGAAGCCGGCGTAGTACTGTTCTTCACCTGGAAAGCGTTCCGGAATTCGACGGCTTGCTGGAGAAGGGTTGATGATGTCATTTTCGAGTTCGTTTTGCAGATAGTGGATAGCTTTACGGAGATCGTCGCGGCGGCTGTCTTTATGCCCTGCGCGACAAATGTATTTAATTGCGTTACCGAGATGGAAACTTAATCCTTGGTCTCGAATAAAGTCCCAAACTTGGATACTGCCTCGTCGATAGTAGTCCGGTCCGGATTGATTGGTGGCGGCCATTTTTTAATGAGGTTTGATACGTTGTTGCCCAGCACAAAGCATTGCTTCTGAAGAGCAAGGAATAGGGTGATGATAGCATCTACCTCACCCTTAGAGCTATTCAAGGCGTCTTCAATCTGACGCATCTTGAACTGCTGCTCTATTGTCAGATCCAACACTGGCGGTGGTGGGAAGCCATGGTCTGACTTGTTTAGTTGAAAAGTCATAGTCGTCACATTGAAGAATCTTCGCTAATCGTGCATTCAACAATGCAACTGACTCATCAAGACCCTTCTCAGCGAAGGCGTCTACGACAGTCTTCCATGTTTCACCGTGTTCATCAAGAAGAGCTGCAGCACGTTTGATACCAATACCAGGTACACCAGCATAACCATCAGTCTGATCACCTGCCATTGTCTGTATCAGATGCCATCGCCTACCCTCTTCTGGGGTGATCTCAACCACACCTTGAGTGAGGTCAAACAGTTGGCCAGGAATCTGCCGCATATCCTTATCGGGGCTGCAGATGATATGTCCGGGTTCCTTGGTGGCATAGATACCTAGCGCATCATCAGCCTCAAGTGTAGGCATCACAACAACGTTGTAGTTTTCCTTGAGTTTATTGATGACCCTTTTGTAACCACACGGTTTCTTTCGGTTTCGGTGTCCTTTATATGCTGGGTCAAGAGATTTACGAAAGTTGACACTATCAGAAAAGAACAGAATAGAATCATCAAAGCATCCGAGATCACTGGCGATGCTATAGAGTTCTCGTTCAACGTATTCGTATGCCTCACTGAATCTGGAGGTAACGACGATGAGATCTTCTCCGAAGTCAATCTCTGTTTCTGTGGCAGCACAACATTTGTAGACAATGTAGTCAGCGTCAATTAATAGACTCACTTACCTTGTCCCCGCCTGAGCTTACGCCCATGCGAAGGAAGACTACGAGTGCCATTACCTTGACGGGTGTGCTTGAATTTTGCCTTGGATTCGAATTGAACTCGACCAAGAGAGGTTTTAGATTTTACTGCCATATATTTGGTGGATTAGTGAACATCAGCCCAGGTTTGACCCACCTTAGCTTCAGCTGCAATAGGAACCCTGAGGTCATAAGTTTCTCCTGCTGTTAGAGCAGAGATCAATAGTGCCGACGATAAGGTATCAGCATAGTCTGGTGGGCATTCAAACTGCAATTCATCATGGATGAAAGCCAGTTGATGTGCATTGATTTCACATTGGTTGATC